AATCTAAGAAGTTGTACAACCGAAAGAGGCTTAGACACGATGACAAAACTATGTGCTAGAGGCAAAGCGGCCGCTAAAAGAAAATTCAAAGTTTATCCATCAGCGTATGCAAACGCATATGCTAGTAAGATTTGTGCGGGCAAAATAAAAGATCCTTCGGGTGTAAAAAGAAAAGACTGGGGTCCTAAAAAAGCTAAATTAGGTGTTATGGTCGATCATGCTAAAATTCATCGTCCAGTAATGGAAACAGAAACTCCAGCAGAATACAAAAAAAGATCAGAGTATTTTGGTAGTCATATAAAATCTACACTAGCTGATGACTCATATGTTTCTAATAAATCATATGAAGATTATTACGGTGACCTACTCAAATGAGTCTAGATAAATGGTTTAAAGAAAAATGGGTAGACATAGGTTCACCTAAAAAAGGAGGTAAATACCAAGAATGTGGAAGAAAATCAGCCAGTGGTTCAAAAGGAAGAAAGTATCCAAAGTGTGTACCACTTGCAAAAGCCACACGGATGACAAAGTCAGAAAAGGCGAGTGCTGTCGCACGAAAGCGCCAAGCCCCGAACAGTGGCCCTAAACCAGATAATGTTAAAACAATGGCATCTAAGGGTGCATTTACTAAACTATATTATGGTGGTATGATAGATTTATAATGGAAGAAGCAAAAGAATATAAAGCATATTTAAAAGCACTTAAAAAGGCAACTGAGTCAGTTAATAAAGATAAGAAAAAACCTGTACAGTCAAAAAGAATTTTAAGTATGACAACATTTAGCGATGGTGGCATGTGCCGTGGTGCAGGAGCCGCTGTAAGAGGAACTAACTTTAAAGGAGTAATGTAATGGGTAAAGCATATAAAAAAAATAAAATGGAAGAAGCTGCTGATAAAATTATTAAATCATCTAATTTACCAGATGCTTCGGATATAAGAAAAGATGTTAAGAAAAAAATGTCAGGCGGTATGGCAATCGGTGGCGGTCATAAAAATTATAAAATGACTGGTATGATTAGAGCTAAAACTGGAATGTTAACTGAAAAACAAAAAAAGTTACCACTGGATTTACAAAAAGCAATTAAAGCGTAAGGCTATGACATGGCTACATCTGGGACTACAAGTTTTAATATTACGATTGATGAAACAATCGAAGAAGCATACGAAAGATGTGGCGTAAGAACTAATTCTGGTCATGACATTAAATCAGCAAGAAGAAGTTTAAATCTTTTATTTTCAGAATGGGGTAACCGAGGTATTAACCTTTGGAAAGTAAAATCTCAAACTGAAACTTTAGTCAATGGACAAGCAACATACACTACACCTAATGATTGTAGTGATGTATTAGAAATGGTTGTAACTACAACAGGTGGTACACAACAATCTTTAACTAAAATATCTAGATCAGAATATATTGCTATTCCAAATAAAACTGATTCAGGAACACCGTCTCAATACTATGTTAATAGATTAATCGCTCCAACGATTACTTTGTATTTAGCTCCAGATACTTCTGCAGTTACAAATATTTTTTATTATTACATTGCTAGAATTGAAGATGCAGGAGCTTATTCAAACACAACCGATATGCCTTACAGGTTTTATCCATGCATGGTTTCAGGTTTAGCATTTTATTTATCACAAAAGATTGCACCAGATAGAATACAAGCATTAAAATTATTATACGAAGATGAATTAAAAAGAGCATTAGAAGAAGATGGACAAAGAACTTCTGTTTACATCACACCTAATGTTTACTTTCCACAGGGGTCATAATGGCATACGCTAAAGGAAGATTCGCACAATCCATATCAGACAGATCAGGACAAGCTTTTCCATATAGAGAAATGGTAAAAGAATGGAATGGTTCATGGGTGCATACTTCAGAATTTGAAGCTAAACATCCACAATTAGATCCTAGACCTAAAAAAGCTGATCCTGTTGCTTTATGGAATGCTAGACCACAAAGAGCTGCACCAGTAACCGTGTATCTAGATCCACAATATTGGGATGGTCAATTTACTTCAAATGGAATGCAACCCTCAACTTCACCCCTTGAAGAAAATAATAAGAGACAGGTTGGAACTAGATTAGGAAATGTTACAATAACAATTACATAATATGACTTACGCAGAACTTGTACAAAAAATTAGAGATTACACAGAAGTTGATTCAAATGTTTTAACGTCTACTATTGTTGATGGATTTATTAGAGATGCAGAATTAAGAATTTTTAGAGAAGTAGATGCAGATTATGCAAGAAAATATGCAACATCTAATTTTACTTCAGGTAATAGATATGTCGTTTTACCTGATACTCAAATCATAAGATCTATTCAAGTTATCAATGGCTCAGATAGGACTTTTTTAGATAAAAGAGATACTAGTTTTATTTCAGAATATAATAATGGTGGGGTGACTGGATTACCTAAATATTGGGCTAATTGGGATGCAAATAATATTGTTGTAGCACCAACGCCTGATTCAACGTATCAAATTCAATTAAACTATATTGCTACTCCTCCAGCACTTAGTTCAACTAATCAAACAACAGATATTTCTAATAAAGCTCCAGATTTGATTTTATATGCTTGTTTAGTAGAGGCTTATGGTTATTTAAAAGGGCCTGCTGATATGTACAACCTTTATCAAAACAGGTATAATGAAGCTATCCAATCTTATGCTCTAGAACAAATGGGTAGAAGAAGAAGAGATGAATATTTAGATGGAGTACCGAGGGTCAAAATACCTTCACCTTCACCTAACAATTAATTATTTATAAGGAGTAAATAAAATGGCAATAGACCAAGCGATTACAAATTCTTTTAAAAAAGAATTATTAGATGGTGTACATGATTTAGATACAGGTGGAAACAGTTTTAAATTAGCACTTTATACATCAGCTGCAAATTTATCAGCTGCAACAACTTCATATACAACAGGAAGTGAAGTATCCGCATCTGGACAATACGTAGCTGGAGGTGGAGTTCTTCAATCACAACAAACTTCTGTTGCATCAGGTGTTGCAATTGTAAACTTTGCAAACTTGTCTTTTACTGGAGTAACTTTGACAGCAAGAGGTGCTTTAATTTATAATGATACTGTAGCAGGTGATCCTTCAGTAGCTGTTTTAGATTTTGGTGGTGATAAAACTGCAACTTCTGGAACATTTACAATTCAGTTCCCTGCATTTACAACAAGTGCAGCTATCATTAGACTTGCGTAATTAAGTTAAAAAAAGAGAGACTAAAATGATATGGCTACTTGGGGTTCAAACACATGGGGTTTCGAGAACTGGGGTACACTCGGTGATCAATCCTTTACCTTAAGTGGCCTATCAGCTACATTTTCACCAGGAACTGTTACTATAGATAACGAGCTCCAAATTGGTTGGGGCGGAGATACTTGGGGTGAAAATGAATGGGGAGATCTATCAGGAACTTCTCCTCAAGTAACAGGAATTCAAGCTACATTTTCTGTAGGATCAATAACATCATTAGCAAATGCAAATGTCGATGTAACAGGTGAATCTTTAACTTTAACTAATTCAGGAGTTGTAGCAGGTTCATCTGCAGATATTTTATTATCAGGTGAAGATTTATCAATTAATGCAGGTAACAATATTGTTATTGATATTGGTGTAAATGTTACTGGTTCATCTATAAATTCAAATTTAGGAACAGCAACAATTGATGATAATTTTTTAATTGGTGCTGGATGGGGTAGAGATTCTTTTGGATCGTTGGTATGGGGTGACGCTTATTCTGTACAAACAGGATCTGTTTCAGCAACTATTACACTAGACTCTATATCTCAAGTTACAGCTGATGCTAATACTCTTCAAACAGGAGAACAGTTACAAACTTCAGTTGGCACAGAAACAGTTACTGGAGATGCTAATTTAACTTTAACTGGAATTGGATTAACTTCAAATGTTGGACAAACTCAAGGTTTATCGTTAGTAGGTAATCAATTAAACACTGCTGTTGCTCTAGTTGATATTCAAGCAGGCGGTAATGTATTTGTAAATATTACAGAAAAACAAATTAATAGTTCTTTAGCTAGTGTAACTTTAGATATCGGGGTAAGTCCATTAGTTTCAGGAGAACAGATAGACTCTGCAATAGGGTCTGTAACTACTCAAGCAAATGCTGATGTAGTTGTAACAGGGCAACAATTAACAGGATCTCTTGGAGCTGAAAATGCTTTTACAGATGTTGAAGTAAGTGTTTCAGGAGAATCTTTAAATAGCTCAATTGCAAGTGTAGTTACTGTAGCTGATGCTAATACTTTACAAACTGGAAATGAAATTATCGGTTCAATTGGCCAAGTTAGTCAAGAAACTGCTTATAATGTAACAGGAAATGACTTAACTATTTCTTTAGGAAATGAAGGAACAATCGCTAATGCTGATGTAGATGTTACTGGTACTACCTTGACTAGTGCGTCAGGAACTATTAAAATAACAGCATGGTCTGAAATAGACCCAGGAGTAAGCAATACATGGACCGAGGTTGATCTTGCAGCCTAAAAAATGTATATTATAAAAATTATAAGGAGCTAAAATGGCATCAAGTTATTCGACCGATTTAAAAATCGAACTAATGGTAACAGGGGAAAACTCTGGTACTTGGGGCGATAAAACTAATACAAATTTAAACTTAATTCAACAAGCAATTTCAGGTTATCAAGAAATTGATGTTGCATCAGCAGATGTAACTTTAGCAATGACTGATGCTACAATTTCAAATGCAAGAAATATGACTTTGAAATTTACAGGCACACTTGCTGCAAACAGAACTGTAAACTTTCCTACAGGAATTGAAAAGTTTTTTAACGTAATTGATGGAACTGATCATGCAGGAAATACTTTAACATTTAAAGTTACAGGTCAAACAGGTTTTTTACTTTGTGAAGGTCATTCTTATATTTGTCATGCAAACGGAACTGATATTGTAAAAGATTTAGAATTTAAAAAATGGAGAGCCATTTCTTCAGCAGAAACAGTTCAACCAGGAGCTCAGATTTTAGCTAATACATCTGGAGGAGCTTTAACTATTACTTTACCTGCTTCTCCTTCAACTGGAGATGAAGTAACATTTGTAGATTCAAAATATACTTTTGATACTAATGCTTTAACAGTTGGTAGAAATAGTTCAAATATTACAAATTCAGCTGCCGATCTAACAGTAAGTACAGAAGGTGCTGGTTTTACTTTAGTTTATTCAGGAGACGCGACAGTAGGCTGGACTTATAAGGAGAAATAATAGATGGCAACATACGAAGCTACAAAATATGACTTCAATGGTGCTGCTATTACTGGTATCCAGGGTCTATCTACAGGAACAATAATACCTTGGGCAACTGCGACTGCACCAAGTGGGTATCTTCCTTGTGATGGTGCAGCGGTTTCAAGATCAACTTATGCAAATTTATTTGCAGTCATAGGCACAACTTATGGATCAGGAGATGGATCTACAACTTTCAATGTTCCTGATACACAAGACAATGTTATTAAATCGGTAAGTAATCTTGAAAGCCCTGGTTTAACTGGTGGTGCTAATACAGCAACTATGAGTGGTGGATCACTAGCAAATCACACTCTTACAACTGCACAACTCGGAAGTCACTCTCATACCATTAATGGTAGAGGAGATCCTGCTGACTATAACATGAACGTAGGTGGTGGAAATAGATGTACTAGAGCTGGAGCTAATATTAATAGTAGTAACACGGGAAACGGTGGAGCACATGGTCATAATATGAATTCAGGAAATGCAGTTACTACTTTACAACCATATTTAGTGGTAAATTATATAATTAAAACGTAAGGAAAAAAATGGCAGCATACGAAGCAACAAGATATGATTTTGATGGATCAAATATTCAAGGTTTAGTTGGGGTAGATACTGGTAGTATTCTTCCTTGGCCAACTTCTTCTGCGCCTTCAGGATATTTAAACTGTGATGGATCAGCGGTATCTAGAAGCACTTATGCTGATCTCTTTGCTGTAATTAGTACAACTTACGGATCTGGAGATGGTTCCACCACTTTTAATGTTCCTGATTTAAGTGCTAATTTTCCAATAGGAAAATCAAATACCAAAAATATTGCTTCCACGGGAGGAGCCAATAACTCAAATATTTCTGGCATCAATGCTGCAAACAATACTATCGATACCAATACAATGGCATCACATAGTCACGCCACATTATTAAGTGGTTCTGATAGAAATTCAGGTGGAGGTAGCAACTCTCCGCTAACAGGCGCAGTGGGTGCTAACAATACAGGTGGAGGCGGTGCACATGGTCATGGTATCAATGCTGCGAGCGTCTCTTTACAACAGCCTAGTATTGATGTAAATTATATAATTAAGACTTAGGAGAAAAAATGAAGGTTTCAGTAATAGTTTCAGATAAAACAGTTGTTATAGATGGAGAAGGATATACACACATGGATACTCAACCATGTTGGAATAGTGTTCCTTCAAATATTCATGCTTATCAATATAATAGTGAAAATTCTTCTCAAAGTGAAATAGAATATAATGATGGTACTCCGCACAGTCCTTGTACATTATCAGATATTCAAAAATTTATTGATGCTCACGCAGCACAAAAGCAAGATATTTTAGATCAAGAGGCTGCATGGATTAATTCTTGGACAAGAGTAAAAGCAGATAGAGATCAGTATTTAAGAGATAGTGATTGGACTCAAGTTGAAGATTCACCTTTAACTGATGAAAAAATTACAGAATACGCAACTTACAGACAATTACTTAGAGATTTACCAGCAACGTATTCTGCTGAGCAACCAAGAAATATTACTTTCTATGAAGGTGATGTAATGTTAACTGCAAGTGATGGAAGTAAATCAATAATTATTGCTAAACCAGTTGTATAGGAGTTAAAATGGCTACTTACGAAGATACAAGATATGACTTTGATGGAGCTAATTTAACAGGTATTGTTCTTGTAGATACTGGAACTATTATTCCTTGGCCAACCGCTTCTGTTCCATCTGGTTATTTAGATTGTAATGGAGCTGCCGTCTCTAGAAGTACATACGCAGATTTATTCGCTGTTATTGGAACTACTTACGGATCTGGAGATGGTTCAACTACTTTTAATGTACCTGATATTAAAGATAGAGTTTGTAGGGGAGGAGCAAATAATTTAGGTGTTACAGCGGGAGCTAATTCTCAACAAGCTTCTATTACAGCGGCAAACACTTCTTTATCACAGAATACTATACCAAGTCATAACCACAATGGACCTCCTAGTGGAGGATCTGATGGTATTGGTTTTGGAGGTAATAATAATTCTATGAGATACCAAGGAAACTATACCTGGTCAAATCAAGGTAGTGGGTCAAGTCATAACCATAGTGCGACAGGTGGAAACATAGATCCTAAACAACCTTTTGTAGCAACTTATTTTATAATAAAAACTTAATATGACTAAATATTCAATTTGCCCACAAGACATGACTGTAAGTATAGATGATAGAACAAAACAGTTTCCAGATTTTAAACCTGCGCCAAGCAAGGATATAAATATGTTAAGATTTGATACTGAAACAAATACTGGTGAAATAGAACATTTAGATGTAGGAACGCCTCATAAAATAATAACTTCTATTCCAGATGATTTTCAAGCTTTAATTAATCATGCGCAAGCTGATTTAGATGAAGAAGATAGAATAAATGCATTACCTTATTATGAAAAACCAGGTTATAACACTTGGGAAAGAGTAAGAAGTGAAAGAAATGCTTTTATAAGATACTTAGATCAATATGTAATTGCTAAAGATTATCCATACAATGCTGGCGAAAAAGAAAATTTAATTGCTTTTAGACAAAAGTTAAGAAACATTCCGTCTGAACATGCAAGTTCTAATCCAGAAAATATAAGATTTACACCAGAATTGAATATTGAAATAGATGGAGTGGTTACAGAACTTCATTCACGTTTTAAAGAAAACGCTTAATTATTTAATCTTTATCACTATTCTAAAACAATATTTGCTGTTAAGCGAATCCAAGGACAACCTTTGATAGGGTTATCTCCTACATGAAATTCATTCGAATTAAAATAAACAATATTTCCTGGTTTAAATTTATATTCTTGACCATCTACCCAAAAAGATCCTAACCATGAATCTTGCCATACAGGAGTTAAAAAAACTAAAAGACTATGGTGAACTTTTTCCTTATCATTATCAGCATGTAATCTAGTAATAGATTGATCAAATGTAGCATTGATAAATACTCTAGCTAAATTATAATTCATACCAATCTTTTTTTCATCTGCTTTTTGTTTAATTCTAAAAACTAAACTTTGAAAGTAATCAAACCATCTATGTCCTGGTTGAATATACATATTACCAATAGTAGGAAATTGTCTATCTATTCCAGGAGAAGGTCTTGCAAATGCACTTAGAGTCCAGTCATGAGTAGCTAAGAGTTCAGTATAAAGCCAATATAACTCTTTAGGACATAAAACTTTTTCAAATAAATGAGGTTGCATTATTTAAATTTTATTCTTTCACTTAAATTTTTATAAAAATTACTAAATAATTGTCCTTTATTAGTAGTTTGATGCATATGATTTTTAAACATATTTTTATCTTTCCAACTAACAACACTAGTAAAATTAGTTCTTTTAAAAGGTATAGCTAATATTATAGGGTGATTCCTTTTTAAAATGTAATCTTTACCTACAGGTATTTTACTCCAATTTATAATGAAAGGAAAATTAACTTCATGCCAGTTGTCTGTGTCTACTATAGCTTCAAATCCATAGTATTCATCATTTATATCATTAATAGTTGGATTTAAAAACATAGTAGAATATCCTGGAGGTGTTTTAATCAAAAAAGGACTATTATACTTCATAGCATGATTAGTATTCCAACGATCAATTAAAGGCATTTTCCATACTTGTGGTCTTGCATGATAAGCAATTAATTCAGGTCCAGCGTAATTTGGTGAATATTCAACTTTGTAATCAACTTTACCTTGAAAATTATCTACTCTAGAAATGTTTATTTCTACAGAATTTAAAATATAGTATCCATGTTTATACATTTCTAAAACTGGAGGACATTTTTTTACAGTGGGTGTATTTATACCTTGAGTGTATGTTTTCATATCTTTATACCATTCAGGTATTTTTTTCATTGCTGGTAAAGGCTCTAACCAAAAATCAGACTGATTTTTAATTCCATTAATTATATATTTTTCCATTAAAGAAAATTTAATTTCTTTTGAAAACGGTTTCTGTAATATATTTTTTAAAGCTTGTAAAAGTGAAATCACCTTTTCTCCTTTGAAATTTTAATTTTTTTCTGTTTTGTATGTTTAACTCAAAATTTTTATTTGTCAAAGGTGTAATTAAAAACAAAGGATCTCCTTGTTTTATTAATATATGATTTTGATTATTAAATACATTTACAAAGAAATTTACTTGTTCGTGACCATTAATAATACCAGATATAACTTTTGTGTTAGGAAAATGCCACGTGGGAGAGTGTATTAAAAACATTTCATCTTTACAATCAATGTACCAACCAAAACTAAATTTTAAAACACAATCTAAATTTATATTAGAGGGAATATATTGCGCATACTGATATGCTGGATGTTGATGCATAAAATTATGATTAGTTCCCATTTTACCAATCATGCAAGTTGCTTTTCTATTTTTATCAAAGATTACTTCAATATCAAAAGGAGAACTGAGTAACATGGATCGTCTATATAAATTTAGAAAACCAGAACATGACTTTACAGTTCTATGAGATTCTAGAAATTTTCCAATTGAAGGTTCAAATAATTTAGGGGGTATTGTTTTAAAATAAGTTGGTAGATTTTTTGGAAAAATAGTAAAATAGTCTTTTATAACATCCTTATCAAAAACTTCAGTATATAAAGTAAAATTGTTTAATTTTCTAAACATAAATCAAAATTATAAGCTAGACTTATTCTTATATCATCATTTTCTTGCTGTTCAACGCAATGCTCTAAATGAGAAGGAAATATTATTAAGTTTCCTTGAATTGGTTTATAAATAACTTTATCCCAAGTAAAAGGATTACCTTGATTTGGATTGGGTCTATTAACAATCATATTTGTAGGTGATTTAAAAAATACTTTTGCGTTATTTTCATTAGAATTTAAAAAATAAATAGCAGATACAAAACATTTAGAGTGATGATGATATTCTTGAAAGTCATATTTTTTATAAACATTAAACCATCCTTGCTGATATTTCATAGGGTTTAGGTATCCTACTGTTTTTCTATAAATTTCTACTTTTTCAAAAACCCAGTTATTTATATTTTTAAATTTGTCATTTTTTCCAATGTCTAATGTTCCTAATGTATTAAAAGTATTTTTTGAAATCCAATCTGTTTTAATATCTTTTCTTTTAGATTTTTCTAAATCTAAACAATACGTAGTTAATTTTTTAGCCTCTTCATTGTGGTTTTTAAAGGAAGCTACACTAATGATTGTAGAAAAAACTGGCTGATGTATCATATTTAGTTGGTCTATACTATAATACCTTTTTATTATAAAATAGTGTTATGGCTTTAACAAAAATACCTTTCAGACCTGGTTTTAACAAACAAATAACAGATACTCAAGCTGAAAATGTGTGGGTAGATGGAGATAATGTTCGTTTTAGATACGGACAACCAGAAAAAATAGGAGGTTGGGTTCAGTCTACTTCTCAAACACTTATAGGTGTTGCAAGAGCGCAACTATCTTGGGCAGACCTAGATGGAAGAAAATACAATGCCGTAGGAACTAATCGCTGTTTATATATTTACTATTCTGAACAATTTTATGACATCACACCAATAGATCCAGATAGACAACAAACAGGTGCAGATATAACTACTACTACTGGATCTAAAACAGTTACTATCACAACTACAGCAGCACACAATTTAAATATTGGAGACATTTTAACTTTTGACAATGCAGGCTCGTTTACTGCTGGACAAACTGATTACACTGCTTCTGATTTTGATGATATTTTATTCGAAGTAAAATCAATACCGACAACACAAACTTTTACAATTGAAATGCCCACAGCTGAAACTGGAACAGGAGCTACTAATGACGGAACTTTGGATCCTTTACCTTACATTAATGTAGGCCCTTTAGTTCAAACTTTAGGATACGGATGGGGTTCAGGTTTATGGAGCTCTTCTACTTGGGGAACAGCTAGAACAACATCTAACACAACAATAAATCCTGGTATATGGACTTTAGATAATTATGGCCAAACTTTAATTGCAACAGTACATAACGGTAGATCTTTTCAATGGAGCCCGATTGCAGTAAGTGGAGGAGCGTTAACCACAAGAGCTGTCAGTATTTCAAATAACCCTACCAAATCTGTTATGACAATTGTATCAGATAGAGATAGACATTTATTTCATTTAGGGACTGAAACTACTATTGGAAATCCTACTACTCAAGATAAAATGTTTGTTAGATTTTCTGATCAAGAAAACCTAAATGATTATCAACCAACTTCTGTTAATACAGCGGGAACTTTTCAACTTGACTCTGGAACAGAAATAAGAGCAGCTGTTCAAGGAAAAGATTATACTTTTGTTGGCACAGATACTTCTTCTTATATAATACAGTTTGTTGGACCACCCTTTACTTTTTCATTAAGACAAGTAGGCTCTAACTGTGGAGTAATAGGAATAAACTCAATGGTATTTGTTGATGATTCTGTATATTGGATGTCAGACGAAGGTGGTTTTTTTATTTTTGATGGAACAGTTAAAAGAATGCCTTGTTTAGTTGAAGACTTTGTTTTTAAAACAACAGGAAGCAATCCAGGAGTTAATTATTCTGCAGGTCAACAAATCTATGCTTCACATAATAGTTTATTTAATGAAATAATTTGGTTTTATCCAGATGCTTCAAGTCAGTTTGCGAATAGAATGGTTGTTTATAACTATTTAGAAGGGACTTGGGTAACTGGAACTTTATCAAGAACTTCTTACGCTGACAAAGTAATTTTTGAAAAACCTTATGCTTCTAAATTTAACCCAAATACTTCTCCAACTTATCCAACTGTTAATGGTATTAGCTCTTCTCAAGGTTCAAGTATTTATTATGAACATGAAACTGGAGTTAATGAAGTGGATAGTGCTGGTAATTCAACAGCTATCTCAGCTTATATTCAATCAGGGGATTTTGATTTAGATGCAAATGGGGATGGTGAATTTTTTATAAAAATTAGAAGATTTGTTCCTGACTTTAAAGTTTTACAAGGAGATGCTGAAATTACTATGCAATTAAGGGATTATCCAGCAGATACTCAATCTAGTTCTCCTCTAGGCCCATTTACAATAAATAGTTCTACTACAAAAGTAGATTTAAGAGCTAGAGCAAGGTTAGCTGCACTTAAAATATCTAATGATTCAGTAAATGAAAATTGGAGATTAGGTTTATTTAGATTTGATTTTCAACCAGATGGAAGAAGATAATGGCAAAAGTTACTGTTTATATACCAGAACCAAAACAAGAATATGATGTTTCTAACCAACGACAAATTACCGCTTCTTTAGAAACATTAAAGAATCAGTTAAATTTTTCTTTTCAAGAAGAACTAAAACAAGAATTAGAAAGATTTACTTGGTTTAACACAAGGTATGGTTGCTAATGTCTCAAGGATGTAACAACGTAAATGTAGAACCTATTGTTATTGGTGGTGGAAATGGCTCTACTGCTTATGATGCTTTTGGAAGACTAAGAGTTTCTAATCCTTTAACTATCTTTGATTCTAAAAATGTTATGTCAAAGAACAATCTCTTTGATGAAGACTTAACAGGATCAGGAACCGTTACCTACACAGCAAATAAATCAACAGTTAATTTAAATGTAACCACAGCTAGTGGTGACAAAGTTATTAGACAATCTAAAAGAGTAATGAGTTATCAACCAGGTAAGTCATTGTTAATATTAAACACCTTTGTTATGAATACTCCAGAAGCAGACCTTAAACAAAAGGTGGGAACATTTGATGCAAACAATGGAATATTCTTTTATGCTGACGGCACTACATTAAAAATTGTAAGACGAACGTATGTCACTGGATCTGCAGTCGATACTGAAATATCTCAATCTTCTT